TCCTCTTCTTCTTCCTCTTCTTCTATCTCTTCCACATCTATGGTGCAGACCTCGGCATTGTAGATGTGTTCCTCGTACTCCCAGCCCATTTCCTCCGCCTCTTCTGCGCTCTCGGCTTCTACCTCGTAGACATATTCCACTGTCACGGTTAGTTGATAGGTTTTCATTTCTTTGTCTTGCATTTTTCATCCTTTCATTTTGTTTCCTGCGTGTTAACGGCAGGAGGATAGGGGTTCTGTCTTAAGACACAACCCCACACCTTCCACATTTAACGGCGTGACTTGATTGTTTTGCGGATTCTAATGGCTGCGAATCTAAAAGCAAACACAGCCACGGCAACCGCTGCAAAACTTAAGAGATTAATCTCTGTGTAAAAGAATCTTTCAACGTGTAGCAACAGGTAGAACGTATCCGTCACCTCTACGCTTAAAAGTGTTTCCATTTTGTCATCCTTTCATTTTGTTTCCTGCCTTAAGACAGGAGGAGAGGCAGGGCATTTAATCCCTGCCAAACCTTCCGACTTAATTACCCTCATCCCTAAATTGGCAAGCGATGTCATAGAATGGGTCAATTCCGTACCCAATTAACATCTGACGCATTAAATTACGCATCGTTTCGTCTTGGATGTCTCCCGTGTTTTCTATGACTGCTGTCTCCCATTCGTTTTGAATGTGTACGGCTAGGGCGTAAGTGCTATCAAACTCCTCTGCCCATTCGGTTAAAGTGTTGTACGCGCTTTGGTCATTCTCCACAACAACCAGATAATCTCTGACAAACTGCTCTCGTGCGGTTGGTGTTGTTGTTTCCATTTTTTCATCCTTTGTTAGTTGTGTTCCTCTGTCTTAAGACAAGAGGTGAAAGAGCAGGGAATATCTCCCCTGCTCAATCATCCCTCCTCCTTTACTTGGTGGCCTTGTAATCTTCCCCGCATCCCTTGCAGGTCACGCCTACCGCCAGCACTTTAGCACTTAAGCGGACAATATTACCGCATTTGCAGACGGCCTTGATGTTGTTCTTGTTTCTTGGCTTTGGTGTCTCTGAATCTCCGCCATCTTCGCCCGTATCTTCGCCTGTACCTTTAGGGGCAATTCCTCCCGATGACTTGGTCATCGTGGTGGCGTAAAACTTGATGCCATCCTCTATTAAAGCGAGGGCATCTGCCCATCTTTCGGCGCATTCATCGGGAACCTCAGTGAATGACCACCCGTGGGATTTGACTCTCTCACTTATCTTCAAGCCAAAGGCCTCAGCCTGATTTGCAAAACTCCTGTTGTGTCTGCCATTTGAATCTGTGCCTCTCACGCCTTCAACGTGATTTTTAGCGTGCGCTGCCTCGTGTAGTAATGTTCCAAGTACCTCACGCGCACCGCGTGCCAAATTCTCTCCGCTCAGCATTATCTCGTGAGCGCGAGTTTCACCGTCTGACCAAGTAGTGGCAGGCGTGAAGTGGCCCCACGCTCTTGAATCGCGTTTGACTACAATTACCGCCTCGGGTAATCCCTCCACCTCGGCAATGAGGCGATAGGCCTCGGTTAATGCCTGCACGGTGGGCGCAAGTGTTGCTTTCATAGTTTCATCCTTTCATTACTTACCGCCTCGGAACCATTCCGAAACAGTAAGCAAAGCAGAGGCGCAGAGCCTCTGATTGCTCGGATGTTTTTCCACTATTGAATTTGCGCGTGAATCTCCCTTAATTTGCGCTAGGTCTGGGTCACGCAGGTGTGGTCGCGCGGAATGAATCAGACCGCCATTACTCACCCTGTGGTGCTGAGGCCTATTCAAGGGTATCAAGGTTAACAAATGGTGAACTTGAGGTTAACAATAGATGAACAATAGATGAACAATAGGTTAACAGATTCAAGGGTTTGTGAGTTTGCTTTTTTTGATTCTGTCAATTCGACACGCCGATGTTTATCAAATTGTTATGAAACTATTTTACTTCCAAAAGATGCGGAGGAGATAGACAGCATTCGAACATATGTTCGCTTTTAATTACGCAAATCAAAATTTGTTTAATTAATGTCATTCGAACACCTGTTCGAGTCATAATTTATTCGAACAAGTGTTCAAAAGTAGATTGTGAAGTGTTTCACAAACAAAAACACAGACCCCCCTATGCTTAAATTCGCATACCCCCCCATACCCCCTCTCTCCCTCCAAATATTTTTTCCAGTTATTTCCCCCGTAGATAGTGGGTTTTTATTACCTTAAAAAAATTCTCAGAAAACAAAGCGTTCGTAACCCGTTTTAGACGGGGTTAATATATATAGGGGGTAAATATTAAGCGACCCTTGAGGGTCGCGTATATAAGCCAGGCTTGCTGCCTGGCATAATAATCAATACGAGCCGCTTGGCGCGGCTCTATTAATATATAGATTAGGATTTTGACGATATGGCAGCAGGTAAGGGTGGTGACCACCACTTTGCGCAAAAACAGCAGAAGAATCAAGAAGCCTACCTAGCACTCGTAAGGACTGGCGTAGCCCTTCGTGATGCCGCTAACGCTGCTGGCGTAAAAACCCAAACGGTCTACACTTGGCGAACCAAAGACAAACAATTTGCTGACCGTGAGCGAGATGCTAGGGCTGAGTATGAGCGACTTCGTGAGAAGGGTGCTCACTCATCCGCCACCATTCAGTTTGAGGAGTTTTCTGAAGAGTTCCTCAATATGAAAGTTTATTCTCACCAACGCAACTGGATTGATGTGCTAGAGGATAAAGAACCATCCTGGCTCCATCCAAATATGACCTACAATCAGGCCAGCAAAAACAGGCTACTAATTAACGTGCCCCCTGAGCACGCCAAGTCAACTACGGTCACAATCAACTATGTGGTTTACCGCATCTGCAAAGACCCTAACGTTCGCGTAATGATTGTGTCCAAGACTCAAAACTCCGCTGCTAAATTCTTATATTCTATCAAGCAGCGACTATCACACCCACGATGGGCCAAGTTACAGGCTACCTTCGGTCCGTCTGGTGGCTGGAAGCAAGATGCTGACCAGTGGAAAGCCAATAGCATTTACCTGGGTACCGAGGCCCGTGACTCCGACCAGAAAGACCCAACGGTTGAGGCCATCGGTATAGGTGGACAAATCTATGGTGCTCGTGCGGACTTAATTATTCTTGATGACGTTGTCGTAACCAGCAACGCCCACGAGTGGGCTAAGCAACTTGAATGGCTACAGAAAGAAGTGATTACCCGTCTAGGTAAGAATGGAAAACTTCTTATCGTAGGTACTCGCATTTCTGCTAACGATTTATATCGAGAAATCCGCCAACCAGAACATTGGCAAGGTGGGCAGTCTCCGTTCACATACCTGGCGATGCCAGCAGTCTTAGAGTTTGCAGACAAACCCGAAGATTGGGTAACCCTTTGGCCCAAGTCTGACCGTCCTTGGGATGGTGAGCCAGATGAGGAACCCAATGAGGATGGAGACTACCCCAAATGGGGTGGACTAGAATTATACCAGCGCAGGTCTGAGGTAACCCCTAACACCTGGGCTATGGTTTACCAACAACAAGATGTTGAGACTGATGCCATCTTCCCTTTGGTATCAGTTAACGGTTCTATTAATCGTATGCGAAAGCCTGGGGCTTTAGACTCTAGTAAAGCAGGCCATCCACAAGAAGGTCAGTTCTACACCATTATGGGCTTAGACCCAGCGATGTCTGGTAGAACTGCTGCGGTGATGTACTCCATTGACCGCAACTCTGGTAAACGATTTATCGTGGATGCTTTCAATATGAAAGACCCAACTCCTGGCAAGATTCGCGACCTAATTAGTCGCTGGATTGATATGTATCAGCCAGCAGAGTTACGCATTGAAACCAATGCTCATCAAAAAGCCTACCAATTGGATGAGGACTTCCGCCAATACCTAGCAGGTAGAGGTGTCAAGTTCTCTGGTCAGTTTACAGGCAACAACAAGTGGGATACTTCCTTCGGTGTGGCTTCTATGTCAGACCTGTTTGGTACGGTTAACAATGGCAAGCATCAAAAAAATAATTTGATTGAACTGCCTTCTATTGATAACGAGCACTTTAAGGCTTTAGTCAATCAGTTGATTACTTGGTCACCAGATACTAAAGGCCATACCGACTTGGTGATGGCTTTATGGTTCTGCGAGATTCGCGCAAAAGAGATACTCAAGAAAAACAAGCAACGGACTTACCACGCTGGTGACCGTTGGACAACGCGGCGTGCTTACGAAACTCAAGAAGTAGTAAGCCTGAACGATGTTCAGTACCAGCCCAATGTCATCTATATGTAAAGGTTGAAAATGGCTTTAAGTGTTCAAGAGATAGCGCATAAGGTAGATAACCTTAAAAGACGCTATGCTGCACGCGATGCCCGTATGGGTGATGTACTATCGGTACGCCGTGGCGAAATGACAGCAATCTTTTCGGATTATTTTCCAGAAGGTATGTCCAAGCCAATGGTTGCCAACTTCATTGACATTGCAGCCCGTGACGTAGCAGAAGTATTGGCACCTTTGCCATCCTTTAATGCTGTTCCAACAAACACCACATCTGACCGTGCTCGCACGTTTGCAGATAAGAAGACGATGATTGTTAACAACATCGTAGAGAATTCCCGTTTACAGACACAAATGTACACGGGTGCTGATTGGTACATAACATATGGCTTCCTGCCTATTGTTGTGGAGCCAGATTATGAAGAACGTTTGCCACGTATTCGCGTAGAAAACCCATTGGGTGCTTACCCAGAATTTGACCGCTACGGAAGATGCGTTGCTTACGCCAAGCGATATGTAAAAACAATTGCTGAATTGGCCGTTGAATTTCCTGAGTATGAAACTCAAATTGTTGGTCGCAATCCAGATATGGCTGATTGGAATGCACCACTAGAAATGATTCGCTACGAGGATAAAGACCAAATCATTTTGTTCTTACCATCACGAAAAAACTTGGTACTACGCCGTACAAAAAATCCTATTGGAGAACTAACTGTACGTATCGCTAGACGACCAGGTATTGACGAAGACCCTCGTGGTCAGTTTGATGATGTTATCTGGGTTCAACTAGCCCGTGCACAGTTCGCCACTCTTGCAGTGCAAGCAGCAGAGCGCAGTGTACAGGCGCCTCTGGCTTTGCCAGATGATGTTGACGAGTTTGCCTTTGGACCAGATGCAATCATCCGCTCACAACGACCTGACCTAATCAGACGTGTAGGACTAGACTTACCTACTGCTGCATTTACTGAGCAGAACATTTTAGAGCGCGAGATTCGTCTCGGCTCACGCTTCCCAGAAGGCCGTACTGGTAACATTGATGCCAGCATTATTACTGGCCAAGGTGTGCAAGCACTTATGGGTGGCTTTGATACACAGATTAAAACTGGACAGACTGTCTTAGCAGACGCATTCCAAGATGTTTTAGGTGTTGCACTTAAGATGGATGAAATGTTGTTTAACGAAGAGAAGACTGTTCGCGGTACACATCAGGGTGCTCCATACGAGATTACTTACAATCCAAACAAAGACATCAAAGGCGACTATCACATTCAGGTACGCTACGGTCTTATGTCAGGACTTGACCCATCTCGTGCATTGATATTCTCATTGCAAGCACTACAGGCTAACTTGGTTTCACGAGACTTTGTAATGCGTGAACTTCCTTGGTCAATGAATGTTGGACTAGAAACTCAGCAAGTTGACGTGGAGCGTTTGCGCGATAACTTGAATGGCGCGATTAGCGCAATGACACAAGCAATCCCAGCAATGGCAACACAGGGTCAAGACCCTTCAATGCTAGTTGAGCAGATTGCTAAGATTATTGACGCACGCAAAAAAGGCACACCGATTGAAGATGCGGTGCTTGATGTATTCAAAAAGCCTGAACCTGAAGTTTCCCCAGCGGTTGAGCAAGGTGCCCCTGTAGAGCAAGCCCCCGAAGAAATGATGATGGGTGCTCCAGGTGAGGTATCTCCTGCTGGGGAGCCTACTCCTGAAGGTGCACCACCTCCAGACATAGCAGCAATATTGGCACAACTAGGCGGATAATATGACAACCATCGTTGCATTACAGGGTGGCACTGTTGCAACAATAGGTGCGGAGTCATACACTACTTATGACAATAGGCCTTTCTTTCATAAAAATGTAAAAAAAATTATTTGTTCGGGTAAGTGGCTAATTGCAGCAGCAGGCGATGCTAACGCTTGTGACCTAATCACAAACATATGGAAGCCACCAACTCCTAGAGGTAACAAAGAACTATATCATTTTGTAGCCACAAATGTAATCAAAAGCCTACGTAAAATGTTTGTTGAAAATAACTATCAGCAACAACCTAAAGATGATGGCTTTGATTTACTACTTGCTATTAATGGTGAAGTGTTCCAGATAACAAATGACTACACATTATTAAAAACCAACACAGGAATCTATGGTATAGGTTCTGGTGCTGACTACGCAGTAGGCGCACTAATGGCTGGTGCTACTGTAGAAGAAGCAGTAAAGATAGCAATCAAATTAGATATTAACAGTGGTGGAGAAATCCAAATAGAACGTTCTGAAAGGACAAACAATGGCACCAAGTAAGGGTAAGCCAGTATCAGGCCCAGGCCGTTTGTCGCAACGTACAGACCTAAGCCCATCTAATCCTAACAATCGTAAGATTCAAGGTGCAAAAGAAATGCCAAGTAGTAAGTATGGCGAAGGCGTAGAACTGCAGTCTTTGCAGACTGCTGCTCCTATGAAAGGTAATCCTGCTCCTGTACCTAACGTACCTATTGCTCTACTAAGTGGACCATCAATGCGACCAGATGAACCTGCAGAAGCAGGTATGCCATTTGGTGCAGGTCCAGGCCCAGAAGCGTTAACACTTCCTCCACTTAAGCCAACTATTCCACAAGAGTTAACAACGGTTTCTAAGTATTATGATTCATTGGAAAATATGGCTCGTAGTCCTGAAGCACCAGAATCTTTTAAATTATTTGTACAAGCAATTCGGTCACAAATAGGTAGACAATGAGATTAGCCAATAACATTGCTGCATTTGTTAATGTTCTTGGTTTAGATTATCCAGGCACTGTATTTGAGTTAGCCAATATGCCTTGGGAGTCTGACCAAGAAAGAGATAAGTTTATTTACGAAATTGCTACGCTTAAACAAAGCGGTCAACAATGAGTTTTTGGGATGACTTAAAAGATATTTTACTTAAGCCTGTTAAGGCTATTGGACAAGGATTAGGTGCTGCGCTTGGCGCACCAGGTACTGCTATCGGTGGTGTTGTTACAACACAAGCCTCTAGAGCAGGTGCTCCTGCAACTCTTGCTGCACGTGCTGGGCAACAAACAAAAGTAAATGTTGAGACAGAAGGTCTTAAGGCAGTAGCAGAACTTGCTACACCTTATCGTGAACTTGTTGCTGAACCATTTGTTGCTGCAGAGTTTGAAGGTTGGGCTGCTGGTGGTCGTGAGTTTCTTGAAGGCTTACCTGGTGGTTCACGTTTTAAAGAATCAGAAGTTGCTCAGTATGTTTCTCCTGGTCAAGCAATTGTTCGTGGCATAGGTCAATTTTCCCCTTGGGAAGAAGCAGTTGATAAAGTTGATTTTACAGACCGCGAGCAAGTAGAAAACTTTTTTAAGTCAGGAGCAGCAAAGTTTTGGTCTGGTACTGCGGACTTTGCTTTTACTGTTGGTTTAGACCCGTTTTTAGTTGCAGGTAAAGGTGTAAGTACTGCACGTACTAATCTTTTGATACAGCCAATTAAATCAGCAGAAGATGTTGCTTATCAAGCAAGTAAAATCACTGCTGCAGTTGCAAAACAACCTTCTCCTTGGCGACCTATCATTGATGATATTATGAGTGATAGAGTACAAACTGAAGCAGATATTATTTCTAGTGGTTTATTTGCTAACGCAACAAAACCAATTGACTTAGCAGCATCTTTATTAAAGGCTAAAGCATTAGGCCGTGAGGCTGTTGGTGACGTATTTAAAGTTGCTATTGGGGATGTTAATGCTTTGGCTAAAGTTAAAGCACAATCTGAAGTAGCACGTAAAGCACTTATTGATGCAGAAAAAATTCCTTCTTGGGTTAAGACTCAAATGGAAAAACCTATCGTTGGTGACCCTGATTTGTTTGGTCCATTCATTACACCAAGCGAAGCAGATAAACTTGTACGTGAGGCTGCTGAGCAAATTAAAAGATATGAACAAGTTGATGAAGGCTTGTCGCGTATTCTTAAGGGTGACTTTGAAGCAGGCACAGAGTATGATGGTTTGTTTGGTACTATCCGAAATAAAACTACTGCTCGTTATGAATTTTTAGAGCGAGCACGTGTAAAAAATGCTGGCCGTGCTTCTGAATCTTATTGGGTTACAAATGACTATGCTACTCCAGATGGTTATGTTGCTAAAATACTTTCGTGGTTGAATCGTGGCAACTTACAAAATGAAGTTCCTGCTGGTTATGTAATTACAAATGAAAGCGCTAGCCAATCAGCATTTCGTGAAATTGCTGCTAATGCTCGTTTTGTTGCAAAAAAGACTGACCAATCCCCTGCTTGGGCTAAACAAAAACTATCTGATTGGTCTAAGTTAACAACAAAAGTAGAACGTAATCAATTTGTTAAAGACTTTGAAGATGAAGCAGCATATTTAATTATTAAGAAGTTAGTGCCTGGCACAGAAGATATGAATGCTGCTCAGTTAGATATGCTTAAAATTTTAGTTAAAGAAATTACAAAAGGCTATAAGCAAGCACGTTATAAAGAATTAGTTAAAACATTAGATAGTGGTTTTCATACACTTGATGGCACTGGAACTCCAGTATATGTTAAAGGCTTAGAAGATTTACTAAAAGGTCTCGGCGAAGATGTGCCAGGATACCGTGCTAAACTTATTAAAGAATTAGAAAACGCTCCACTTTTTGAATCAGACATTGCTGCTGTTTTGCAGATAATGGACTTTGATGCTTTTGAAAGAGTGGTTAGAACAAGCCCTGAACGTCTTGCCATAATGGTTGACAAGATTAAAAATAGCGGTCTTGACGAGCGTGGACTACGCAGCCAGATTAGAACAATTGCCAGCAAGAATGTTGGCACAACTAAACTAGGTGCTGAGCGGTCAGTTAATACTGCCGTTGCACAAATGTTAGATTACTCAAGATTAGTTGGCGACACATTTAATGCTGTTTGGAAACCAATTACTTTAATGCGTCTTGGTTATCCTATTCGTAACGTAGCAGAAGGTGGTTTACGTTTACCAGTTGCTATTGCAGCATTGAGTGAAGAAATGGGTTACAGTAAATTAGCCCTTGCTAAAGGGCTTATGCCATCTGTTCAGTCTACAAAAACAGCAGTAAATAATATTCTTGAATACAAACGAACACGTGTTGGTAAGTATAAACTTAAGCAAAAAGAACTTGATATTATTTCTGATATAGATGCTACTGATAATCTTATTCGTCAGTACACTAGAGGCGTAAGCAACTTAGTTCGTGAAGCAAATAAGTACATACGTGAGATTAAATCAATTCGCAATACTCGCTTAGATGACATTGACAATCTATTTAAAATAGCAATTACTAAGTTTCCTCCATCAAAACAAAAAGAATTTTCTAAATTGATGGATAAATTTATTGATAATACTATTACTGATTCTCAACGGGATAGAGCAATTGAATTATTTGTAACTAAATTACAAAACGAAAAAGATTTAGCAGAGTTTGGTTCATTCTTTAAATTTTTAAATGAAGCACTTCAAAATAATCTTGATGAAGTAGGTAGGTTATTAGACCGCGGTGCTCGTGCTAAGGCTGCAGCAAAAGCACGCAATATTGGCAAATACCCAATTAGTCCTATTGAAGTTGATTTACTTGATAGAACACGTGCTGTTTATGAGGATATGATTTTTAAAAATCAAGCACTTGCAAATTTACAATTAAAGCGTGGTTTTTATTTAGATGAATTTGACGGTCTAGTTAATGGTGCTACGCCTAGTTATCAAAGATTAAATGAAGGCGTGTATGAAGCATTTGATGGCTTGTTTGTTAATGATGCTTTTGCTGGCACCTTAGGTGCACTTGCAAGAAAAGATATTTCTGCTATTAATACAGCCCGAACTGTAATAGGTTCTAACGTTCGTGATTCCCTTATTGCTAACTTTGGTCGTAAGTCAAATGCTCTTGAGATAACTCCTGATATGCCAGAGTGGGCAGACAACTATGCTAGATACTTTAATGTAAAACTTCACAATGATGAACTTGCTGTTCGCATTGCTAAGGGTGAATCAGATGCAGATATTCTAGCGTGGTTAGGTAAAAAAGAATCACGTCAATATCGTAAGAATACTGCTCAAGCAATTACAGATTGGGGAGGCGGAAGCCTACCTAGATTTGTACAGGCAGTACGTGTTATGACTGAACGTAATCTGCCAGACTTAACAGATGCTGGTTTAGATTTACGTCAAGCATTAATTCAAGGTAACTTAACTCCACAGCAAGCCTTGCGCATTCCGCCAGATTTGCGTGTAACAATTAAAGGTTTTGAATTAATGCCTACAGCGGATGTTACTGTTAGTGGTGCATACCAAAAATTTGTAAATCTTTTCTTTAAATATGTTGGCTCTATGCCTGAGGATTTCTTCTTGCGTCATCCACTGTATCGCACAGTGTATCAAAATGAAATTCAATCTTTGGGCAATTTAATTAAGGCTCAAGGCAAAGAACTTAACGAAGACATACTAGCATCTATAGGTCGTCAAGCACATTTCCGTGCAAACAAAGTAGTTGTTGAAACTTTGTACACAGTAAATCGCTTAAGCGACCCAGCACAGTTCTTTAGATTTGCTTCACCATTTTGGATGGCTCAGCAAAACTCTAGCAAGTTTTGGCTAGGTGAATCAATTAAGAATCCACGTATTCCATATCTTGGTGTTATGGCTTGGAACGCAGTTAACAAACCTTTAGAGACACGAGATGTTGATGAATACAACAGACGTGCTGGTACTGCTGGATTGCCAATTAATACTGGTGAACAAATCTGGATTACTATGCCAAAGGGAATGGCGAAGTTTCTTGGCGTAGAAGATTTACGAGAACTAAAATTCTCTAAGGATTCTGCTAATTTAATTTTGCAAGGTGCGATTCCATTTGTTCCATCTTTAGGTGTACCTATTCAGGTGCCTGCAGGTATGCTATTAAAACGTCTTGTTGGTGAAGATTTTGACCCAAACAAAGAACTAGAAAATATGGGCTTTGTTGGTAAAACTATTCAAGAGTTTTTAGTTGGTCCACAGGTTCGTGGTCCAGAAGGTTTAATTCCAGCAACTGCTTGGATGAGAAATGCTTATGACTGGATGTTTGCAGAGCAAAGCCCACGTTACTGGTCACGCGTAGAGTTGATTCTTGAAAAGAAGATGCTTGAAATAAATGAATCTGGCGAGCCAGTTACAACAAAAATTGCATCAGAAATATTTAAAGATGCTACTCGCCAAGCACGCAGGTCATTGCTTAATGGTGTTCTTTTTGGATTTACAAGTCCAGTATCAATTCAGCCTGGTTCTAAATGGGAATTGTTTAAATCTGAATATAGACTTTATGTAAGTGAATATGGTTTTGAAGAAGGCAGCATAAAGTTTGAGGAAGAATACGGACCTGTAATCGCAACTTATGCTAGAGCATCACTGTCTTCTAATCCTGCTGGCTTATTAGCAACAAATGCAACTCTTAAAAATATTAATGAGCACAGAGATTTATTTAATGAAATCTTTACTCGTAACAAAACAGTTGCTGGTGCTTTAGTAAACGCTGGTACTGTAGATGAGTATAGTCCAGTAGCAGACCAAAAACTTAGAGATATCAAAGTTGATGGCCAAAGCCTAAAAGGCTTAAAGCAAAATATTGTTGAAACAGAACAGCAGCGTCAAGAAAACTTAGGTTGGGATAGGTACATTAAAGCATCAGAGCAAATTGATGCTATCTATGCTAATGAATCTTCTGACTTTAGAACACGCGCAAAACAAATAGCACGTGAACGCATTGCACAAGATTATCCTATTTGGTTTGAACGTTACGGTCAAGAGATAAATACAAATAAAACTTCTGTAGTTCAATCTATCATAACAGTATTAAATAACGATAAGTTTGCTAATTCTGTTCAAGGTCAAAGTTCACTTTGGCAAGGGCTTCGTAGATGGGCAGTTGCTAGACAACAAATTGCTGATGAAGTAGCAGCAGAAGGCAGACAACAGGCTGATGAAATTAATTTGCTTCGCTATGAAGAAGCAGCACGTAGAATCTCATTGGACCATCCAGAGTTTAGAGAATTCTTTGAGCGCTATCTTGCTGGAGATAAACTTAACAAGGTTCAGATAAGGTTGAAATAAATGGGCGATGTTCCTGAAAAAAATGAAGTAACAGGTGGCGCTGGTTCTACTGGCGGCACTGGTAAAGTTAAAATTAAAAGTACTAGGCAATCTGCTGGTGCAGGCCGTGGTGCAGAAATAGTTTTTGAATTTCTTACTGTTGATGAAGCCAAAAATTTAATTAAAAAATCTTTAGCAACCAATGATGTTAAAACATACAATCAAATTATTAAGGCTATCGGTCCTGGTTACACAAAAAGCCAATACGAATCTATTTGGCGCGAAGCCGTTGACTGGGCAGTATTTAATAACAGTACTCCATTTAAAGCAATTAAAAGTCCTAACTTTAATGTTGGTGTTTTGCAAGATTACAAACTAGGCGGTACAGGTCAGTATATACCTACTGCATCTGTACGTCAGTATACACCAAGTCAAGCAAAGAATGTAGCAGTTGAAGCATTCCGTGCATATTTACAACGTAATCCTACTAATCAAGAACTATCAGAGTTTACTAAAGATTTGAACGCTGCTGCTGCTCGTAATCCTGTTGAAACAGTTAGCAAAGTTGTTGGTGGGAAAGTTGTTACTACAACTAAAGGTGAATTTGATATTGCCTCTTGGGCACGTGGTTATATCAGTGCCAGATACAAGAATGAAACTGATAGCCTAGCCACACGAAGCAGAGAAGACTTACTTAACACTGCTAAGGCTTATGGTGTCAATATGGGTGATGCTTGGTATAAACGTGCAGGTAATCAGATTATGAAGGGTCAAGACCCTGAGAAGTATCTTGATGACATTCGTAAGGCTGCAG